GTGCAGATTATTGGGGGACAGATTAGAGTTATTGACGAAATCTACGAAAGAGAGAAGATTACAGAGGAGATCATAGAGATATGCCAGATGCGACCGTGGTGGAAGGACGTTCAACACGGTGTTATCGACATTGCAGCGCACAATATAGGCGAATCAAGACCTGTTGATACTTGGCTTGAGAAGGCTCAGTTGTATATGCAGTCAGAACGTGTCGGCATTATGGACGGAATCGAAAGATTCAATACATTCCTGAAAGAAAATCCCTCAACAAAACAACCAAACCTTATAATCAACCACAAGGCTAGGGGCTTAATCTCCGAATTAGGGGGCTGTGCTAACCCATTCGACGAGCAAATCCATGTTTATACTTGGCGAACAGACAAAGATAATAACGTAATCGGAAGACAGCCAAGAGATGCTTTCAACCACAGCGTAAAAGCAGTAACCTACGGATTAGTTGTAAACTTTGGGTATGCGCGAGCAGCAGGTGCGACGAAAATAATTACGGTAAACAGGTGGTAACGTGGCAAAAATTGATGACCTAATGTCCCAGATAGAAGATGTTTGGGACTCTCCGGGTTTTCGTACCAGACGAACCCGCATGGAAAGCGATTACGGACTGTATCGTATGAATCCATACGAAGCAGGCAACGGTTATCAAAGCTATACGTCCAATGCCCCGAAGATTCTTGCAGATAAGATCATGTCTTACCTGTCAAACGCACAGATGTCGATACGTGTTCCGCTCAGTTCTGAGGTTGATGACCGTACCCCCGGCGCACTAAAGGAAAAGTTCGTTATCGGCGCGCTCAACCTTGCCGATGAACGTATGCAAAGGTACGGGCAACCCTCCATAAGAGAGCAATTAGCCTTTTACATAACCCTGCGTGGATGGTATGCAGGGCGAGCCATGCTGAATAAGCACGAAGATGGCTCTACATATGTTGACATAACGCCCCTTGACCCCCTCCACATTTGCTACGAGATGGATGACAAGGGGATTGTATGGCTTGCACACAAGACAAAACGTTCTGTTGCTTCGGTAGAAAATACTTTCAACGTAGATGTTGAGCCTTTGATTGAGGGAGAAACGTCTTCAGGTGTAACTGTCTGGGACTATTACTCAAGAACAGAAAACGCCGTTCTTGTTTGTGGTGATAAAGACCAAGTTAAATACGGCAAGCGTCTTACAAAACACAATGTAACTGATAGCAACGGCAACCCATGCGCTCCAGTTTTTCTTGGAGCAGTAGGTCCTGCCCCTTGGATTCAAGACGATCTGTCAGGTGATGACACCGCAAGGGATTATGGAGAATCTATTTTCGCTGCAAACCGTACCCTTTACGAAGATTACAACTTTGCAATGAGTGCCTACAAGACGCTGGTAAGGCGCGCTGTAAGGCGACCGTACAAGATTATTTCCCCGGATGGAACGACAACTCTTGACACTGATCCGTGGCAGGATGGATCGGAAGTCCCACTCCCCGCAGGAACAGAGATCGGATTGATGGAAGAAGTCACGATGCCCCTTGACACGGGAGCATTTGTAGGGCTTGTATCAGGGGAATTGCAGCGTGGTGGTTTATCAAACGTAAGTTACGGTGAACTTCCCTTTGCGATCTCAGGGTTTGCAGCAAAGATATTGCAGGAAGGCTCTGCCCACCAGATCGAACCCAGAGTAAAAGGCATGACCGCCTGCTATAAACAAATCTCTGAGATTGTCTCGATGCAGTACGAAGCAGGTGGTTACAGCCCGTTAGAGGTAAGAGGTCGCCATAACGATATTGCCAGCTACTTCAACCAAGAGATAAAGCCCTCCGACCTTGAAGGTGCCGGGGCTATTGATATTAACTTCGGTGTGCGTATGCCACAGGACGAGCCTCAGCTTGTAACGATGGCACAGATGATGAGAGAAGGCGCGAAGCCACTTGCACCAGACGAATGGATTTGGGAGAATGTCTTACAGATCAACGACGTTGACCAGTTCCGTAATTCAATTTCAGCACAACAAGCGCAAGTAACAGAACCAAAAGCTTTGTTGCTTACGCTGATTGAAGGTCTGATGCAAACGGGCGAGCAGGAAAAAGCCTTGATTTATGTAGACCTTCTGCGAAAAACATTGAAGCAAGACCAGCAAGAAGAAGCTGCTCAAGACTTACAGTTCCAGCAGCTACTTAGTTCTGTAGGCATGACTCCTCCGCAGGCAGGTCAGGGTGCTGGTCCGCAGCCTCAAGTTCCAAATCCGGGTGGTACAGGAAGAAGTCCTATGGACGTATCAGGTGGAATAATATCTTCACAGATGCAGGGCTTCCAGCGAACAGGCGATCCTCAACAGGCTCCACCGGGAACACCGGGAGGGGCAGGACCAAGAGTTAATCCTCTAGGAAGTATTTAGTAATGCCTTATTATCGAGTTGATTCAACAGTCCCTTCATATGCAAATCGATTTGGTTTGGGAGATAAGTATGTTTTCGCAAATTCTCCAAGCGAAGCAAGGAGAACGGCACTTGCTCTTATTGGACCAAATCTCCCGGCAGCAACCCTTACTTTATCCTCTGTCTCTGGAGTCGAAGCGCAGGATTCTTTGCAGCCTCTTACAAGACAGTCTACGGGGCAGCAGGTAACGTCTGTCGATCCAACTGGATACATACCATCCGCTGTTGAAGAAGGACTTGGTGAGTCTGGTATTTCATTGGGTCTTAATCCGGGGAATATAGAAGGTTTTTATCGTGGTGGGGGAGCAGCAGGAAATGTTCCGGGCGCACAAAATTTACCGGGGTTTACTGGATCAGATGTTCCGGGGTTTAATCTTCCGTACAGAGGTACAGGGCGGGCTGCTGGAGGGGGATTTACAGACTTTACTAACGAGTTGGAAGGTGGACCGCAAAACTTATTGTACCCCGCAAATGCTATGCCACCTCGTAGGGTTACTTTGCCCTATGATACTACTGCTGGTCCACCTAAAAAAGAACTTCTTCCCTATGACCCCCTTGGAGGAGCGTCAAGTGATTACTCAATAGGGTACGATCCGTACTTCTATGGAGATACTTATACTCCTCCTTCTCCTAAAGCTAGTGTAGTTCCTTATGACCCTTACGGAGCATCAGGAGGGACTATAGGAATTGATCCTGAAGCTAGAGGAATAGATATAGATGAGTTAGACAGACGAGAAGCGGAAAGAGCAGCGCAGGAAGTACGAGATAAATTAGCAAAAGAGCGAAGAGAAAACCAAGCAAAAGAAGCTGCGCTTCTAAAAGGTCCAGTGCGCTCATGGGATGCCAAGCTTGCGGACATAAGCATTAATCCTGACGGTTCTGTAAACCTGCCTGTTGATATGTGGAGAAATGCTTCTTCCAGTTCAGCTACATTATCCGTAGACTATCAAGCTATAGGCAAAGAACAAATAGAAGATGCAATACGAAGATTAGCAGAACTAGGCGGGAGAGATACCCTGAACCGTTCTGTTGAGAATATGTTGCAACAAGGAAGAAATTATTACGCTAATACTCCACGAGGGCGAAATACTTGGAGTGAAGACATTGATGGTGGTTTGATACCAGAAGATCAAAGAAAAGCTGGAACTGGTGCAAAAAAATCGTTTTTGAATGACAGTGCTTGGAAAGCTACATGGGACGATATTGCAAGTGGAGTGTTAAAGCCGAAAGCAGCAGGCATAGAATCCCAGATACCACCCGCATGGGCAAACAATCCTGCTGGCTTCAATTCTTATAATAAAGAACAACAAGACACTATTGTTAAAGAAGGTTTAAAAAGTCATCAAGAAGTTGAGAATCACTATGCTAAAAAAGCAATGCAGTATGACCCTCTAGGTGGCGGTGATCCTGATCCGGGGATGGCAGATTTTGGTGGACCGCCTCCTCCAGTAACTGTACCTCCAGCAACTGCTGCTCCTCCGGGTGATGATTCGGGAATGGCAGATTTTGAAGCAAGTGGACCAATAGGCGATCCTAATCAGTTTGACTTTGCAGCAGGCGCAATGCAGGGATTTCCTCCCCCATCCGCAGCACCCCCCGCCCCCGCAGCAGGCACAGCAGGCGTTCCTGCTTTTTCCAGTCAAGATTTAATCAATGACCCTCAAGGATTTTTAACAGCAGCAGGTCAGCGATTAGCTTTTAGAAATGTGTTTGGGGAACCAGCAACAGGTGTTGGTCCTTTAGCCAGTTACTTGCAACGTCAAACCTATCCGCTGACTGATGCGTACAGGGCAGCAGGTTTTGCGAATATAGCAAGGGAACAGGCAGGCGAAGTCGCTCCTCAAACTACATTTGAAAACTTCCTTGCATCAGTACGAGATCAGCCAACAGGATTGGGTGGTGCTTACGGTCAAGCCTTACAGAATGTAAATTACCTGAGAGGACTTGGAGGTAGTCAGGTTCCAACAGCATTAGCTGGAGTATTCAATCCAGAACAAGCAGCAGCGACAAGAGATGCAAGAAATCTTCTTGAAGCAGCCCAGAGAGGAAAATACTCTGGTCTTGTAAGCAGGTCTTTCCGTCAACCAACTGAAGAAGACTTATTCTCTGATTATGTTCTTGCAAGGCAGGATGCTGCTACGGCAGGCACTGCACCGCAGAACTTCCTCAACTTTGCAGCATCAAGGTACGGACTCTAATGGCAATCAATCCTACATTCGCAGGCTTTCTTGAAGAAGAACCTCGTGCTGCTTTCTTTGGGACGCTCGGACAGAAAGGTCTAATGAGTTCTCCTAACAGGAGAAAGCAGGCTGAAGACATTTATTCAGGAGCAATGACGGAGTTTTACGGAAAGCTTGGTGAGCAGATACTTGGCGGTGGAGAACCGACAATGACGTTCTCTAATTTCCTTGAAGACTTTCCGTTCACAGATCGGTTCGCGCAACTAGGAAGACAGTATAGCCAGCAAAGCAGGTATCGACCTTCTACTAGATTCTTGTATTACTAATGACAACTGAGTCCTTTAACCAGTTTACTAATAGAGTTGAGCAAGCCCCACCGACTACTCAAAGCCAAATAGCTAGGCTTGTATTTGAAGCAAAGCAGGGTGGTCGCAGGGCAGCAGTTGCGCGCATGGCACTGCGTTCTATTCCCGGCGGGACAGAGGCGTTGATAGCGTCAACTTATCAAGCCCCCCAACCTGCGCCTCCAAGAGTATCTGCTCCTCCACCAGCACCGTTTGCTCCTCCACCTGTAGCTGCACCGCCTGCTCCTATACCTGTAGCTGCTCCACCCGCACCACCTGCTGCGCCTCCGTCTGATCCTAGCTTATTTGATAAAACATTAGGTCGGGCTATCGGAGCAACAGGGCGGGGTATATTAGGTGTGGGTCGTTGGTCGCAGCCAGTCACAATGCCTCTTCTTGAAAACCTTGGGAAAGCTATAGAAACAACCGTTGGTACTACCGTATCAACAGTTGGTGCGCTTACCCCCGGAGACTTTATGGGTCTTGAAAGTAATCTGGCTGAGGAAAGAGCGAAGCGTGGGGTTCAGACAAGTCTTCCTGCTTCCATGCAAATTAATCCATTATTTCTTCTTGAGAATGCTTTGAGAGGGAACTTACCAAAGGAACTTCAGGCACAGGCAGCAGCATGGCGCGCAACAGACATGCCTTCAACTACGTGGAACGCACTTCCGGGTCAGGGCATACCTCTTCCCGGCGGTAAACGACTGGACGAAATAGATGTTGGAGTTAAGGGAGCATTTGAACTTCTACCTGAACTTGGTATAGGTATAGCAACAGGTGGTACTTCTACTGCTGGAAGTCTTGGAAAAAGGGCTCTTGTAAGCGCAGCAAATGTTGCTGGTGCAGACATCGCTACCCTTGGCGCAAAAGGCGTAATAAAAGGAGCGAAGGCTGTAATGCCTTCAGGGTCTGCTGCAAAGCAGGCTGACGTTGCTGCTAGGGGGGTAGGGGGAGTTGTACTTGTAACACCAACGACACCTGTTGGAGGACGAGCCACGGTCTTTGATCCTGCTGGTAATCCCGTTGAGGTAACTGTAACTGGCAGAAGCGAATACGGAGCAGTAGAAGTTACATTAGATGATGGCACTACAAGGATTCTTGGCGATTCTGAATTAGACGTAGCAAGTCCTTATTCTCCTGATTATAAACCACAGGTAAAAATTTCACGGGAAAGCAAATGGGATGAAGCTACAGAATCATACACAAACAAACCTATTTCTGAACTTACGGATGCTGAACTTAAAGAAGCATTTGAAGAACTGGAACAGGCTTTACGTCCGGGTGATACCACTCCCCATGGGTACATGAAACTGCGTGATAAAAATGCCCTGAAGATAGAAATTAACAAAAGGGCTGGAGAAACTGTAACTGATCCAGCAGTTGAACCTAGGCAGCTAAGTTTTCAATTTATTGATGATCCTGATATAAGCCCTGTTACTGGCAAGCCTACTGTTGTAGACGAAGCGTTTGAAGCAAACCAAACAAAGGCAGTAGAACTTCCTGAAGGTTACGGTCGTTCCCCCGGACTTATCGAAGACCTTATTCCTAAAATAGTATCGCCTAATGTTGTTAGAAGAGCCGTTGAAAAATCTAAGAAACTTCTCAAAGCAGCGAGAATAAGGAACGAGCAACTTAACCCTAGCACCCTGCCGGGAATGGCTATGAGCGCAGTAATAAAAGCTGCTCCAGCACGAATAGGCAGTGCGTCAAATCGGCTAGCCCAAGATATTCGGGGGCAACTTACTAAAAGAGATGCCGATGGCAACAGGCTCTTTGAGTTTGATAACGATGATATGAGGATTGAAAACATTCAGGGCATATCTGGAGAAATAAACCCTCGGACTGGCAAATTATTAGAACCTAGCCCAACTGTAGCTGATCTTGCTCAAGACTATGGAGCATATCGTCCTTTCCTAAATGCTGACCAAAGAGCAGTTATGGATCATTTGCGTGTAAGAGCAGAAGGTTTAGCTGCTGATCTGGAAGAGTTTGGTTTTAATGTTGACTACAAAGCGGAACTTGGTGACGGAGGATTCTTTATTTCTCGTGGTCCAACACGACAAAAAAGAGATGCTAGAGTACAAGAAGAACAGAGAACAACAAAAGAATCTTATAGAAAAGGAAGAGCAACAGACCTTAAGACTGGCATACCTTTTACCCAAGTCGAAATGATTGAAAAGGGAAGTGAGTATCTGCCTGTATGGGATGAGTACGGTCAATGGTCAACAGAAATTTATGAATCTATTCTTGATAAACAGTTAGGTAAGTTTGTTAAAGAGTATGTAGACCCGGCAACTGGTAAAAAAATTGCCCTAACTACAAGTGAATTAGCAGGAGAACTTTCAATTGATGCACAAAGACTTCGTGCAGAAATATCTGCTGCTAGAAGAACGTTGAAAAATCAAAAGGTAAGGCTTACAGCAAAGCAGCAAGAATATGTTCGGGCGTTTAGAGAATTTGATACTTATACGAGCAAGCTGTCTACCTTAGGGGCTAAGTTAGCAGAAGCTGTTAATGCTAAAGCAGCACAGAAAATTGTTAAAAATGCACACAGAGATGCAAACAGAGTTCTAAATCGAGCGGAAAAAGTTCTAAAGGCAAGACAAGGTAGATTGCAGATTGCAAAAATGCACTCTGCTGATTTACAAGATCAAGTAGATAGTCTTGTAAAGTTTGAAAAAGTTCAGGACGATTTACTTGCAAATGCAGCGCAACGCTTGGAGGCTCAACAATTAAAGGGAGACACTTCAAAAACAATACTTGCAGCTTCGCAAAGAGAAGTTAGAAAAGCTGAAGGATTTGTAGCCCGCACCAAACGTCTGCGAGAACGAGCAGAGAGATTAACAGCCACTGCACGTAAACGTGAGGACGCTGCTGATGCAGCGGAAGGTGGAGCAGCGGTTGATGTAAAACTTACGAAAAGAGATTTTGACGAGTTAGAAAAACCAGCAGACGCAGATGTTGACTTTTACAAAGCCAAATTAGAACTTAGAAAATTTAGAAACGAAGTAACTGCTCGCAGGAAAGCAATGGACAGGGCAGGGACAAGGCTTGATACGGCAAAGCGCAAGGTTGCCGAATCTCAACTGAAGCTAATAAAGCTTGAAGATAAATTAAAACAATTAGAACCAAAAATTGAAGCTGCTGTAAACGAAGCAACTAAGGTTCTTCAGCGTTCAACTCTAAAATATAGAAGCATCAGCGGTAATATTTGGCTAGACCCTGATGACTTGCAAACAATCAAACGCTCACAACAAGGGATGGAAGCTACGAGAGGTAAGTTAGCACCAATCGTTGGTCCTATTAGTACATATCAAAGTATAAGACGAGCAATAGGTGCAACATTAGATGACTCTGGTGTCAGTATTCAGGGTAAGTTGGGGCAGTTTGCTAACCCTCGCGAGTTTGCTGCTGCTTGGAAAGATCATCTTCAGTCATTGATCGGTAAGCCCGGACGCAAAGGCAATAAGTTGCAGCGTGAGTCAATGTCAGATAACGTGAGGAAGTTTGATGAAGAATCTCAGGCTATGGGCGCGCCAAGTTCTCACGAAATAATTGACCGAATGGGGATACGCTTTGGCGGTGTAGACACAGAAGTAACTCTCCGACCAGAAGGGATTACTGGAGCAATAGGAAAACTTCCTCTAATTCGTAGGGCTAACGAAGCTTTCGGTGCTTTCGGTGACATGTTCCGACTTCGTGATGCTCGCAAAGAAATCATAGAATACATGAGGCTGTCTGGGAAGACATTCGACGAACTTGTTGCAGATGGAACAGCGCGCAAAATTGGGAACGGTGTAAACGGTATTTCTGGCTGGACTCCAAACGGAGTAGCTGGTGTATTTGGTGACATACTTTTGTTTGCACCAAGATTCTTTAGGGCAAGAATTGAAACTCTACATCGTGCAACAAAGGGCATGGATGTTGACTTTATGATAGACGCTCTTCCGTTTGACAGGCAGATTAGACGGAACCTAAACATCAACTATGGCATTAGGAACAGTATTGACGCAGACCAGTTGATTGCACGCAGGGCTGTAATGAAATTGGTATCAATGGGTACGCTTATTACAGTTGCAGCCAATGAAGTTCTGGGTCAGGAAACAGATTTCCAGCTAATGAGAAATGGCAGAATGAATCCAAACTTTATGTCTGTCAGGCTAACAAAGCTTGGTGCGCCTAGAGACTGGAATATCTTTGGTCCTTACAAATCAATGGCTGCGCTTATGTTAGCGTCAGCCGGGGCTGGTTGGGAGAAAGAACCTCAGAAGGCATTAGATGCGTGGCTCAATTTGTCCTCTCCACTTGTCGGAGATTTATTTGAGTTTATGAATTTCCGAGCATATGGCGAGTCCCGATTTGGCGAAACTCTTGGTGAGTACATAGCAGAAAGTCACATCCCGTTTGCGCTTCAGGAAGTGCCAAACATTATCAAGGAAACTTCAATAGGTAATCCGAAAGACGCTTTTGGTGGTGGGCTTTCAATCGGTCTTGAACTTATCGGTGAGCAAAGCAGTCCTCTTTCCCGGT